GGAACGACAGTTCTGTTTTTCGCCATACAGGGACTCTATAGTATATGCGAAAAAAAGAAAACAGAGAAATTTCTTCCCCGCATATCCGGGATTTGAACTTGCAGGTATTAATAGGTATTAACGGGTATTGACATGATTAATACTGTGTAAATATATGATAATCAATGACTTATATCAATTATTTTTTGTAGTATTGATGGTATTAACACTTCAAAAAATTTTACTTCATTGATTTGAGTTTCCTTTGGGCGGATACCGATAGAATGCCGATAGAAAAAGTGAATTTTTATAAAAATGTCAATACCTCTAATACCAATAAGCTATAATCACGAAAGTAATTGATTATCAACTACTTAGATGGTATTAGCTTGCCAATACCGTCCTAATACTATACGATAATTACGATTGTCAGTTTTTGCTTAATATAACAAGAACATGAGGACAGGGCGTTTCCTCTGTATACCTGTCCGTAAGGTTCGCCGGGTGCTCCGAGTAGATTCGTGGGTCAGCATCCTCTGATGATGAAAGTTGATTCGGGCCCCCCAGGTGCCCTCATAAAAACAATTGACCGGGTCACATTTCTTACGAAATGTGCTTTGTCTCCATGCTGCCTTACGCATGCACCATGCACTTGTAGGCCACCGCCCACGATTAAGCGGGTCGTGACACAACGCACACGGTTCGTGTGCTCGATTTTACAAATGAACGCATTGGACCGGTCCACAACCACATTCCTAACTCCACGATCCACAGTCCAAAGCTAGCGCATCGATATGCAACACGCATAAACCTCCTTATCCTCAACACATCCTAATCAATCTAATACTCCTAATACCAATGACCTAGTTCCCCACATCATATTACCTCGTAACAACATACAACACCCACAATCACTAATACCCGTTAATACATATCAATACCAATGACCCACTTCAGCCACACCTCACTCATATCCGTGTGCTCTTGTCTGTTTCTCATTGATTTGTGGATTCACCGTCCGCCGTCCCTATTCTGCTATCATAATGGGCAACAACGGTATTTATGCGGTGCCCATTACTGAAACTGTCGCGCCACAGCGTATAAACCGCTGTGTCACGCCAGTTTCTAGCATAATTTTTCGCTCATCACCAGATATTACAAGCGGGTTGTGATGAGCGAAAACCGGGCCGTCGTCCGCCATCAAAATGAATCCACAAATCAATATCGAAACATCCAACAGCACAACTCCTATGAGCACCACCACACAACCAAATACTCCAACAACCACAAAGAAAACCTACCTCAACTCACGCCCTCACATTCAGTTCCGCGGCGAACGCTTCCAAGAACAAAACGTCCTACCCAACGACGAGCGCCTCAAATACCAACCCATTCAATGGGTCTTCGGCTACCGCAACCTACAATACATCTCTCCCACCACCGGTCAATGGACACGTCTCTCACCTGACGACGACAAATTCCTCGTCTACGCCACCTCTCTCAAAGAAGCTAAAGACGAATTCTACTCTCGTTGGTCCCTCTACATCCACGCGCGCTTCGGCATCCGCTTCGCTCGCATCGACTAATTCCACAACTAACACTCAACTATAACTCCTATGCCTAACATCTACATCCAATTCACAATCCCTAGCCACATCCTCGAAACAATCCAAACATCGTCCATCACCAATCTCAAGAACCCATACTCCGTCTCCGGATCCACACTCACAGACCTTATCGATCATCAATTCGGTAACGGTCAACTCGCAGAAAAAATCCTCGATCTCTGCAAGTCCTACACTGAAGAAGAACAAACAATCCCAACACCTATGCCACTCGACGCACAATCCATCGCAGCAATCATCAACACAATCATCACCCTTCCCACCGCACTCGACCAAATCAACAAGCGCCTCAAAGCCATACAAGACGACTTCAACGCACTAGACACTCGTCTATCCACCACTGAAGACAACGTAGATGAAATCCCAGACGAATTCCTCGACAAAGAATCCATCGAAGAAATTGTCGACGAACGCATCAGTGAACGCTTCCAAGCAGCCGCTGATGCTGATTAATCCGTTTACAACCACTTCAACACATAATACTATGACACACGACGTGATCACAGTAATCCCTCAGTCCCTGATAGCCATCACGTGGTTAACAATCCCACGCATCTCAACTCATCGTATTATGAAACCTCTACCAATTACCTTCAACACCGATCAACCAATCCAACTACAAATCAACCGTATGGCAACAACCAAGACTAACGCAATCCTCGCAACTGACCACATGGGCATTATCCATATCATCAACGAAAAAGGATACTGCTCACTCACCAAGCAATCCCAACTCGAAGCATACCAATACTGCAACAAGTTCAACTACAAACTCCACTCCCACCAATCCAAAATCGGCAAACAAATCATCGAAGCGTATAAGCAACGCTATCCCGAACAAGAACTCTTCGCCTAATGCCATCACCTAACCGCAACTACAAACAACAACGACCAAAACCTATGAGCAATAAGAACAAAACCAAATCAATCGAAATCCCTGCAGCCTATCAACTCCTCACACTACCTCTCAAGAAAGAAGGGGCTGAACGCAAAATCGTCATCGATCCCGTCGGCAAAATCCACTGCTTCCCCAACAAGGACGCTGTTATCCCTCCGGACATTACCATCGACGTCGAATTCAAGAACTTCGACGACTTCCTCTCACGCGGCAACAAAAACGTTCTTGCATGGCACGAACAACTCTTCAAATGTGAACCGCCTAAGAAGCAAAACGAAACCATCACTGCAACTTCCGTATGGGCTTACCTAATCAAGGAAGGTTCCCCACACCTCGAAGGCATCAAATCCGATGGCACTAAGGAACGCAAGTCCTCCATCGCAGGACGCCGCTATCGCAAGGGCACAGCCGATCCTGCAACTACCCTCATCAAAACGCCACAAGCTCAAATGTGCTACAAAATCTTCACCGATCTTCTAGGCAACGAAGCCACGGTCACCGAAGAAGCACTCAAGGCTTCAGTCTACGCACGAGCCACCGAACTCAAAACTCGACAGGACGCTTGGCGTATCTTCCAATACTACCGTCCTACGCTCATCCAAGCGAAACTCATCGCTCATGATTGATTGCGACTATTGCTCGCAACAACTCCGTGCGGATCAGATCTTCTCTGGTCCGCACGGAACCACTGTTTGCAAATCCTGCTACCTAAAAACCAAACAAACCACTACAATGAAACTCAAACTCGCATTCCCAGTCACAATCGAACAAATCGACAAAAACGAAATCGTAATCGAACTCAAACCCCAAGGCGACAGACCACCAATCGAAATTCTCGGCATACAAGAAAATATGCCATGGTTATCCGCAGAGCAACATGACAAGCTCATCGACAACCTCCACACCCAGGCACTAACAATGGGTGTCAAAGAAGGCATCATCTCCACAATCGTCACCAAATAACTATGCCAACAATGCCCACAATCATCACACTTCCAACAGTCCTAGTCCCTATTTATGGGAGCAACCTCCTCTACTTCGCCAACCCAAGACCATCACCCAACGACGTAAAAACCATTAACCAAGCAACCACCTCAATCTGGAAACAACTCACAGGACGCAAAACAATCCGACCTAACGACATCGGCCTTATTGCCGACCTAACCCAAGGACTAGTCCGTATCGAAAATCCACTAAAATGAAATCTTTCATCATAACCACATACCTCAATGAATCTGCAATCAAAGAAGCGTTACAATTCTTCCACGAATTCTTCCACGACGCCCACGAAGCCGACATTGCAGACCACATCATCCAACCACTCCCATCTGGAATCATCACGCCACAGACAATCAAGCCTCCCGTCAACAATCCTCCTCCTCGTAATCCCGCCCCTAATATGGATAACGTGTTCTTTGATCCGAAAATTGTTACGTTGAAAAGCAAAGAACGAACAACACTCTGCGACATCATTGATTACGCCATCGATAACGCAGATCCAGACGACAAAGTCTACGCACAAGAACTCAGCTTCCTCAAGAAACTAATCAGCTAATCCACAGCCCCAAGGCCTTCAGGGTCTTGGGGCTTTCTTTTTTCCCACAACCCCGGATTCAGCGGGTTGTTGGAATACACTGCCGCCGCCACCGCTTGGCCAATCGCAGAACGCCCAGCGACGACGGAACGCGGTCCAAGCACCTGCCGCCGCCGCCGAACAGGAATAGCAATTTCCCGTAGCCATGCTGATTTCTCCAGTTTACAGACATGTATTACTGGTGTATGTTACTCACGTTAATGAGACCCATGCGGGTCTTGACGGAAAACAGCAACAACCAACAAGTAAAACATATGGCAAACGACACGACCAACAAACCGACCAAAGCCGCCCCGAAGACCAACCCCGCCCCCGCTACTGCAGCGCCGGTGGACAAAGCCGCCCAGATGGCGAAGGCCCGTGAAGCCCGCGAAGCCACTGCAAAGGGTGACAAGTTCATCCACTTGGGCGAAGTTAAGGAAGGCACCAAGAAGCTCCCACCCCAGGCGCAGGTGATTGTGAACACGATCGCCGCTGCGGGTAAGGACGGACTCACCCGCGAGGCCCTGTGCAAGAACCTTGAAGGTGGCGTCCTCACCACCCGCCAGCCTGTCGGTCGCATTGTGAGCTATTACCAGAAGCTCATCGTGGAGACCGGTCACGTGAAAATGCAGTCTGCGGCTCCTGCAGCTACCCCCGCGGCCTAAGGTCAAACAGGAAGGGACACTCGGTTAACGCCGGGTGTCCCTTTTCTGTTTACATCTCATTAGACATAGATTAAATTCTACTTGTATATGGAAAACCAACGAAACGTAAACATCTCGCAAGGCGAGAATCCCAACCTCTGGCATGTAGAATTTCGGGATGATCTAGAGGTTAGGTTCATCAACAAACAAGTGCCCGATCACTCTATCCACGCCGCAATCAAAGATTGGGTATGGAACGGCCGAGTCCCCTATAACAGTCAACACATTAAGTAACATGAACACATACACACTCGAATCCCTCCGCACGTCGTGCCCCGCAGTCTTCGCTGAAGCTCCTGCAATGGGCGTGTCTGACAGATACTCATTCATACCCACCTATAAGGTCCTGGAACCCATGATGGAGGAAGGTTGGCGAATCACGCACTTCTCTTCACAACCTAAGGGTCGTTACGGGTCACCAGATCCCACTGGCTTTCACATGCTTCGGATGATTCCACCCGGGGAGGTGGTTACCATCGGCGATGGACACCTTGAAGCAATCTTACTCAACTCACATAACCGTACTCGCCGCCTTTCTGCTCGTGCTGGTGTGTGGAGGTTGGTTTGCAAGAACGGCCTTATGTTACCAGCTGGTATGGCGATTGCAGAGACTCGTCTGCATCTTGATACGCACATCAATGTCCAGGATGTGATTGCTGGATTCAATGCAGTGGCGAAGAGCTACCCTCAGATTGCCGGCAGTGTGGAACAACTGAAGAAGCGCACACTATCTCCTGCTGAGCAGACTGAGTTCGCGGCAGCGTGCCTTGCATCTCGTTATGGTAAGGCACCACCTACAGTTGGCACAGAGGCAGTTCTTAAAGCACGCCGCACTGCGGATGAAGGTGATAGTCTCTGGCTTACCTTGAACAGAGTCCAGGAGAACATCATGTGGGGAACAACTGACGGCCGCCATAGCAGCAAGCCTATCAGTTCATTGATTGAACAGACCCGAGTCAACACCAAGTTGTGGGAGCTGGCAACTGAGCTCCTGCAGAGGAATTAAGTCCGTGGGACTCCTTTCTGAGACCACCTCGTAGGGAGCGGAGTTCTGCTGCTCTAACCGCTGGCATACCGGGACATCAGTATGCCAACCACCATTATGACACCTATTCCAGTTAGCCCTAAATTCAAGCCAATGTTGGCAGCTGCAGTCGACGACATTGAAGAGCTTGTCTATCCATTGATTGCAACACCCAAGATTGATGGGATCCGTTGTTTCACCCTGCCATCAGACAACTACAGTTGCAGGCCGGTTACTCGTTCACTGAAAGACATTCCTAATCGGCACATACGCCAGGCAATATCCAAGTCCCTGCCACCCGGACTTGATGGTGAACTGATCATCGCAGGTGCTGCCTTTCATAAGTCAGCGTCTGGCATCATGTCATTTGACGGACAACCAGATTTCCAGTTCCACATCTTTGACCGTCTGGAGAACTTAATCGATGAGCGATGGCATCGCGGTGTTCTTACGAAATACGAGCTTCGCCTGGAATCCATTCATGCAGTTTCTCTTCCTACGTTTTGCCACATCGTAGAGCACACTGTTGTGCGAGATCCTAAGGAACTACAGGATTACGAGGAAAGATGCATTGCTATGGGACATGAGGGTGTGTGTCTCCGTGCCCCTCATTCACCCTATAAATTCGGGAGGTCATCTATGAAAGAACATTGGCTTCTGAAAATGAAGCGGTTCTCAGATGGTGAAGCAATGGTTATCGGGTATGAAGAACTCATGCGGAACCACAATGCTCCCGAAATCAATGCATTGGGCTATCAGGAGCGATCCACCCATTCTGCCGGCATGGAAGCAAGCGGGGTGCTCGGTGCTCTGGTTGTCAGGGACATTGTGACTGAGCAAGAGTTCAAGGTGGGTAGCGGGTTCAATGCTGCAGATCGCGCCAAGTTATGGATAGAAAGAGACCAACTTAAGGGCAGGATACTCACTTACAAGCATCAACCGCACGGTGCTAAGGACCTGCCCAGGACTCCCATTTTCAAAGCGTGGAGAGGAATGCGAGTTGCTACACTTCTTTAACATAGCACAATTTCTACGTTTACAGACAATTAAACCTGCATTAAAATCCACTTATGCTAGAAAAACGAACTGACGGTGATGGGTTGCTAATCATGGCAATCCTGTCAATCGCACTAGCAGTAACCGCACTACTAAAAGCCCTATGAAGAAATACGCAGTTAAGTCTGTTGCCCAGCGAAGGCAACGCAAGGCAGCAGTCAGAAAACGTGAAACCTGGATGGAAAGCTTTGCTTACCACACTTCAAAGAAACGGGGGTTGTTCCAATGATGCCACTCGAACAAGTATTTCAGGAGTTCATCAAGCACGAATATCCGCTCATTAAACCGGAAGGCGAACAACTGAGGGTTTTACGTAAAGCTTTCTTTTCAGGCGTGTGGGTTGCTATGGGCTTCTTTCAGAAGTCAAATAGCTTGCCAAACAATCTTGCCATTAAGGTAGTCTCCGGCATGCTGCAAGAAACCAAAGCCGCTTTAGAGATCAAGGGTAATACTCACATCAAAACCAAATTCGAAGAATAACATCATGAACGAAAGAGGAAAAAATGTCGACACAACGTATCTCAGTATCGATGGAGCAGAGGAACGGGGATTTATTCATCGAGATTACATCGCCCACTGTTTACGATGGTCCCACGTCATTAAGCGGCTTGGAGAAAGAAAAAACTACAATACAGCAAGAATTCTTGATGTTGGGTGCGGGCGTGAGATGCCTCTCGCTAAGACGCTCTACTCATCGAGATACATTGTTGAACGATATTATGGGATCGATGTGGGTCCAATCCCTGACGAAACCCTCAATGTGTTTGATTCTGGCAAATTCCCCATCAAAGTCTGGGAGCGGACAGATCTGTGTAGCCTTACTGAGGAAGATCTTGATTCTGGGAAAGCTAATTGGGTCACGTGTTTTGAAGTTCTCGAACATGTCGAACCGAGACACATGCTTGCGATGCTGGCTAAGGTGCAAGCACTTACCACCGAGGATGCGGTCTTCTTCTTCAGCACTCCGTGCTGGAATCGAGTGGATTGCGCGGCCAACCACGTCAACGAAATGACGTATGAAGCCCTGGGTGCCGTATTTGAAGCTGCGGGGTTTGCTATCGAGAAGGTTTATGGGACATTCGCGTCTATCAGGGATTATGATCATTTGCTTGGTGTGGCAAGCCAGAGCGAGGGTGTGCTGTCACTACGACACACATTCGAAAAGCTTCGTGAATACTATGACAGCAACTTCCTGTCCTGTGTCTTCGCCCCATTGTTCCCAGGTTTTTCTCGCAACTGCCTGTGGGAGTTGAGGAAGCAACCGCAGTCAGATGGGGTAACACCCGGATACGTGCACAAGTTCAAGCCCCTATCTACCTGCCAAGAACCATGGGGTAGTTCTCACCTGTGGAAGGAGATGCAGCATGACTCCTGAGATTACAGTTACTCAACTCGCGATCATAAATCTCTACAAAGAAACACGTGATTGGGTGGCAACACGGCCTAAGCATGAACTTGAAGAAACAAAGCACAGGGCAGATGAATGCCGACGAAACCCTAAACTTGATTGGTCCGTAAGAACAGCAGCAGAAATTGTATTTGCAGCAACAACCATAACACTCGAAAACAATGAAACAACCAAGCAACCTACCACCGGGAGTTAGTAACGCTGATGTTGAAGAAACAGCAAACGTGCAACCGTTTGATCCGTTTCAAGACATTATCGAATTCCATGAAAAGTTTGATCTAGCTTACGATGGACCTCCTCGTGAGCTCCCACCAGAGTTAGCAACCTTACGCAACACCCAAGAACTCGAAGAAGTAACCGAGATTCACAATGCACCTACTGACGCAGACAAGTTAGATGGTTACGTTGACCTGTTTTACTTCTGCCTTGGGACATGCTACCTTCGGGGTTGGAATTTCCGTGAAGCATGGAGGCGTGTTCATGCAGCCAATATGCGCAAAAAAAGAGCGCTTCCTGACGGAAGTGATTCTAAACGCGGGTCTGGTTTCGATGTTGTAAAACCACCTGGTTGGGTAGCTCCTGACCTCACAGACTTGGTTGGTGAAAACGATCCTGAAGTTATTGCAAGGTGGGAAAACCTTAAATCCGCAGTGTCTATCTGCCTTGCAGAGTTCGTTCTTCGAGACAAACCTAATGCAGTATATGCTTCATTAGGGGCTGCAATCAGATACGAGTTTACCCCGATACTAGAACGACTAGATAAGGGAGAACGATCACAATCCCTTAAGGACACCATCGAAGCCCTTCTCAAGAAACACCGCAATGAGTAAGATCTTTATCATCGAAGGTGCAGATAACACTGGCAAGACGTGTCTTGCAAAGTTTCTAGCACAGCAATTTCGCCCAGCTGTTTACTTCCACTTCGACAAGACTGAAAACCTTGTTCAGGCGGGAGCAATGCACGACTACCACTATAGCGTGCTGAAAAACATGGTTTGGGTAACCGAACACCTTAACCTCCGAGTGGTGCTTGATCGTGGCTGGTTGTCTGAGCTTGTCTACGGCCAAGCAATTGGGCCTGTCGAGAGGCTTGCAAACTTCAGGCATCAATCATTCCAAGAACTACTCAAGGATGTTGATGTAACTTACATCTATGCCAAGTGTCTAAGCTCACGCGAACGGCATGTGAAGGAAGAACACGACCACCAGAAGTATTCCCTACTCGATTACGATAAAATCGTGCTAGGTTACGATAGGCTGTTTGAAGCGCTTGGTCGTTCTCCTGCTAACAAAATCGTAACCTATAACATGGACGAACAGGGAGCGGAACTTTCTAAATTCGCAGCGTCACTAGTATGAAACTAACAAACTGCCATCTTTGGCGAGATCACCTGCATGGGGTAACCTACGGTGGGACTGAGGTTAACATCCGGGGCAAGACAACCCGTGAATTGCTCCATAAGTCCCTGTCCCTCGACATGGAGTATCCAGCTATTACGCTGGTGCACAGAAAGGTCAGTTACGCTCTCCTGTTTGCTGAGGCTTACTGGATGATTACGGGGAGCAACAAGTTAAAGGACATCGAACCATGGTGTGCTCGAATGCGTGAATACTCTGATGACGGAAAAACATTGTCAGGGGCTTACGGGCCTAAGTTCGTAAAGCAAGTCGATCACGTTGTGCATGTCCTGAAAAAGGACTTGCGTTCTCGTCAAGCAGTAATGACGTTTTGGGAACGCAATCCAATGGCCAGTAAGGATATTCCTTGCACAATCTCGATGCAGTTCCTTGTGCGTGAGAATTACATCCACACTGTTGTGAACATGCGAAGTTCGGATACCTGGCTTGGGCTTCCTTACGACATCTTCTCATTCTCAATGATGACGCAGTTTGTTAGGTTGCGATTGGGGCGTGGGTTGCTTCCAGGAATGCTGCATCTTAACTTCGCCTCATCGCATATCTACTTAACAGATCTTGTGAAGGTGCATGAGTTTCTTGAGGCACCCATAGTCATCGAGCAATATAAAGACATGGGTTTATATGACCTAAAACACCCCGATGAACTAAGGGATTACCTAAAGTTCAATAGGGATCACCCTAGAAATTTCCTTGACATACCATGAAGACAAAACCCCTAATGGCAATGCGGGGGCTCTTTATGCCAGAATCCAGCTGGCTACCTCCTACAGACTTCCCGAACCTTTCGGGTGAAAAGGTGTTGGGAGTCGATCTTGAAACCAAAGACCCGAACCTTGAGAGTAAAGGACCTGGCGGGATACGGAACGATGGTTACGTAGTTGGTGTCTCTCTGTCTACATTAGACAAGTCCTGGTATTTTCCCTTCCGTCATGCTGATGGTGGAAACCTCCCAGAAGATAATGTCGTGTCCTTCCTACAGGATACATTGAATAAACCACGCACTTACGTAGGTGCTAACTTGCAGTATGAGTTGGAGTGGTTGTCCACGAAAGACATAATGCTTCCAGGGGACTTGATCGACATTCAAGTGGTAGAAGCGTTGATTGATGAGGAGCAGGAAACATACAACCTGGACAGCTTATGTCGACGTTACTTGTCTACATCGAAAGACGAAACTTTACTTAAGTCTGCAGCCGCGGAATATGGTTGTCATCCGAAAAGCGGGTTATGGCAAATGCATTCCAAGTATGTCGGACCTTACGCAGAGTTCGATGCGCTTGCTCCGATCAAGATCTGGCAGGCACAACAAAAGGAAATCGAAGCCCAGGGACTTGAAGAGATCCTGAATATCGAACTCCCGCTAACCAGATTGCTATGGCTAATGCGGCAACAAGGCATCCAGATGGACCTTGAAGAGGCAAGCAAATTGAGCAGGGAGCTAAAGAGCAAGGAAGAAGACATTCGGTATGAAATCTGGAAAGAACATCAGTGTCGTATTGATCCCTGGAGTAGCACTATGCTTGCTTCTATTTGTGATCGACTCAAGATACTATATCCCCGCACACCTAAGGGGAATCCCTCATTCGAGGGTGATTGGCTTGATGAACACGACCACCCACTTCTCAAGAAAGTCAGTGCGCTCAGAGAGCTTAATCGTCTACGTGATACTTTTGTCGATGAGTGGATATTCGGAAATCAGATCTCTGGGAAGATTCATCCACAGTGGAAGCAACTCAAAGCGGATGACGGTGGCGCACGAACCGGTAGGATGGCAGCGGCAAACCCCAACCCTCAACAAGTCCCATCTAGAAGCGATTATGCTCACCTAGTAAGGAGACTATTTATACCACATGAAGGTCACGGTAAATGGGGTAAACTTGACTACTCTCAGCAAGAACCTCGCCTCCTCGTTCATTTCGCCTATCTATGCAAGTTCATCGGAGCAGACCTTACCAGGATGGCCTATCGCGACAACCCCAAAATGGACATTTACCAATTCCTTGCGGATAGTGCATCCATCTCCAGACGAGAATCGAAAGACATTACGCTTGGTCGCTGTTATGGAATGGGTGCCAAGAAACTCGCAGTTAAACTCGGTATTTCGGAAGATGCCGCGAAAGCGAAACTAGCTGAGTTTGATCGTTCTGTCCCATTCGTTAGGGAGATCTCTGATCGATGTGCGCAACTAGCCCAATCACGGGGTTACATCAGAACCATCTGTGGGCGGCGGCGGCACTTCAACTGGTGGGAACCGGCTAACTCATTTCAACTTAAGGAACAAGGTAAGGATACTCGGCCACGCAAATTGGCAGACGCTCAAGAGAAGTGGAAGGGGCTGCGCTTACAACGTGCACATACCCACAAGTCCCTGAACTCCTTGATTCAAGGATCTGCGGCTGACATGACCAAAGCTGCGATGCTGCTTGTCCATAAGGAGACTGGTAAGATTCCTTACATGGTAGTTCACGATGAACTTAATTACGGCTGCCAATCAGAGGATGAGGCAAAAAAGATTCAGGTAATGGCAGAAAACTGCGTTAAAATGGAAGTTCCTATCCGTGCGGATCTATCTTACGGAGAACACTGGAAATGAAAGAAGAACAGGCATTCTCAGCGTGGTTACGAACCAAGCTTCCTGGTCATGTGGTCAGGATAGAAAATACTATCGGGGCAGGAATCCCTGATATTAGCTACTGCTCAAAGCAAACGGGTGATGTGTGGATAGAGACGAAGATTGTGAGAAATGGCCAGGTAAAGCTTGAAAAAGAACAATACGCTTGGGGAATGAGAAGAACTCTGTGCGGAGGTAAAGTGTTTGTAGTTGCCTTGGATGCTGACATTGTTGAAGTTTACCGCTTTCCATTCGCCATTGTGCAATCAGGTAAATATCTTGCAATCGATGAATTACCGCTGATCCAGGTAAAGAAAAAAGATTTCCAATCCAGTTTACTTGCATAAGACATAGCACTAGAATAACTTCACTATGAATGATCCACTACCTCCTGAGATGACGCTAACACAGTTGTCATCGCTAGCAACTCAACAAGTCTCTCTTGAACGAGAGATTGAAGAAGCAGAAAAGAAACTGTCTTCTCTCAAAGAAAAGCATAAGCAGATCTCTGAGAACTTGATTCCAGACACCTTGCTTGGGTGTGGTTTGACTGAGCTCAAACTTGCTGACGGAACCAAAATCACGGTAACCCCCTACTACTCAGCCAAGATTCCGGATGAGAAAACAGAGCAAGCTTACCAGTGGTTGGATGAACATGGGCATTCTGGGATTGTGAAATGTGAAGTGGGGGCAGCTTTCTCTCGCGGAGAATATCAAGAAGCAAAACGAGTTTTGGAGAAACTGCAAGAAGCTGGTTACGAACAATTTTCAATGACGCAGTCTGTTCATCACTCCACCCTTAAAGCGTTTGTGAAGGAACAGATCGAAAGCGGAGAACCGATTCCACGTGATCTTTTTGGGGTCTACGTGGGCAACAAAACCAAAGTGAAGTAAACAACCAACCGTATGAGCACAAAACAAACAAAAGGCAATCGCGTAGCGCCTGCTGAAGATACGCAACCTCAGATCGACTGGTCTCAATATGGGACTACTGGATTTGAAAAGACAACAACCGAAGACTTAGGAATACCATTCCTGGCCATTGTCCAGAGTGGTTCTCCCGAGTTGAAGAAATCCCACAAGGACTACGAAACCAAGAAGATCGAGGGTGTGGAAGAAGGTAGTATCTTCAACACTGTCACTCGTGCTCACTTGTATGCGCCCGGATCTGAACCACTGATTGTGGTTCCCTGCGCTTACGAGAAAACCTACAACGAGTGGAAGGTGCGTGGGGATGGAATGGGTGGCGGTGGCTTTATCCGTTCGCATTCGAACCCAGCAATCATCAACGAGTGCACACGCAATGAACGCAATCAGGACATCTTGCCTAACGGCAACCAGATTGTTACTACCGGCGTGTTCTTCCTGAAGTATTACTTCAATGGAACTTGGGAACCTGCGATCCTCTCAATGGTTTCTACGCAGCTCAAGAAGGCGCGTCAATGGTTGAACATGATGATGGCCATCAAGCAGGATGGTCGCCCCCTTCCCATGTTCAGTCACAAGTATGCGATTACTACCGCTGCTGAATCCAACGCTAATGGAAGTTGGTTTGGCTGGCATATCGAAGGTGCGGGTCGAGTCGTTGATGCGAACTTGATCGCAGATGCAGCCTCGGTTGCGAAGAAGATTGTCTCTGGCAATCGTCCGCAGCTTGGCACTCCTACCGAAGACGTGCCCATGTGATGTGGCGGCGACACCTGCCGTTAAGTGGAGTGACAGGCTGGAGAGACAGCTTCCTTTTATGCAGAACTTACTCACATGCACCCACAAGCAGAAGAGTTTGCCCGTCTTTTCGAAGGCTGGCATAAAAATTACGGAACCTACAGGCTTACAGGCGAAGTTGACGAACGAGGAAAGGCATTAGGAGAAGCCTATTCGTTAGCTGGCAACGTAACAATTGAACTTTGGCATGATCACCTCAAGGGAATACAAGGACTTGGGGTTATTCCAATTACGGATCAAAGCAAGGTAAAGTTTGCTGCAATCGATATTGACGATTACGAGTTGGATATTGCGGCGGTTGTCAGACAAATCCATGAGGAGAAGTTTCCTCTAGTTCCCTGTAGAACGAAGTCAGGCGGATTGCACCTTTACTTGTTCCTGTCTGATTGGATTTCAGCCAAGGTTGCGCAACAGAAGTTAAGGGAGATGGCAGCAAAGCTCGGGTTCGGTGGTAGTGAGATTTTTCCAAAGCAGCATACAATCCTTGCAGAACGAGGAGATATTGGGCAGTGGATAAATATGCCATATTTCGATGCTGCTAAGACACAACGATTTGGCATCGATGAAGAGAACAAACCCATTCCAGTAGACAAGTTTCCAAGATACGCATTTGCTCGGATGATAGATCCTGAGCAATTAGCGGCTACTAAGTTTAGCGACGATCTTTCAGTTTCAGCTTTACCAGAAGGTCCTCCATGCCTTAATCACCTGGCATCTAAGGGTTTCCCATTGGGCACGAGGAACAACGGGTTGTTTAACATGGGTGTTTATGCCCAAAAAGTTAACCCAGATACTTGGCAGAACTTGCTCCATGATTACAACAAGAAGTTCATGGATCCCCCGTTGACACCATCTGAAGTTCAAGGCGTTATCAAATCGCTTAACAAAGCAAAGGGGTATACTTACACCTGTAAACAGCAGCCAATTGTAAACCACTGCAACGTAAATAAATGCCGTGCTTGCAAGTATGGTATTGGGGTAAGTGGTGTTGGAATGCCAAAATACGGCACCTTATGCAAAGTTGATGCAGAACCCCCAATCTGGTTTGTCGATGTAGAAGGTGGTGGACGAGTAGCCCTGTCCACAGACGAATTGCAAAAGGTTTATGGCTACCAGCGAAGAGTAATGGATGATTGCAATGTTGTCCCACCTCTAGTTAAAGCGGAAGTCTGGTCAGAAGTTATCTCGAAGCTGATGACCGATGTAACAATCATCGAGATTCCAGAAGAAGCTACACCCCGAGGATTACTACGTGGCTACCTTAACGAGTTTTGCACATCCCGTGTTCAAGCAAAAAGCCAAGATGAAATCCTGTTAGGAAAGCCGTTTACTGACAGGGACATGGGTTACGTTTACTTTAGAATGCGAGATTTCGTAGCGTTCTTAGAACGTATGAAGTTTCGTGAATTGAAGTTAAACCGTATTGCATCCCACCTACGGGATTGGGGTTGCGAAAAGAAATTCTTTAAGATCAAGCTAAACGGGGTGAACTGCTACGCAGTCCCGATAAAACAACTCCATTTTGACCACTCCGAACCAACAGTCCCAGAAACCATAAAGCGCACAAATCCGTTCTGATGAAAACTGATAACACTACACTCATATTCGGGCCACCAGGTACTGGTAAAACCACAAGTCTCCTATCTATTGTAGATGGGTTGCTTGGTGAAGGATACGATTCAAAGAAAATCTGTTTCGTTACTTTCACTAAGAAAGCAGCAAGTGAAGCTAAGACGCGAGCTATGGAGAAGTTTGCACTTACCCCCTTGGATCTACCTCTCTTCCGAACTCTCCACTCACTAGCGTTCCAACAGCTTAACGTAAATCGAGCTGAAGTAATGGGGATCAGGGACTATATCGCCATCGCTAATCACCTTGGAATCTTCATATCAGCAAAGGGGCTAAACGATGATGGCACTATTGCGGGTGCAAGTCGTGGTGATCGCCTGTTGTTCATGGATATGATGGCACGATCAAGGAGAATGCCGTTACGTGACTATTGGGAGCAGTTCCCAGATGAGGATATTCGGTTCTATGAACTGGATCAATTGTCGAAAACGATTTCGGCCTATAAAAAGGCTAACGACAAGATTGACTTCATCGACATGATTACGAAGTTCTGTGCAGAACGACCACAAACAGGGCTGGAGCACTTGATTGTCGATGAGGCACAAGACCTATCCACAATTCAATGGGAGATGGTAACTTGCTTAGCGGAGAGTGCAGAGCGGGTGTTCATTGCAGGCGATGATGATCAGGCAATTTTTACGTGGGCCGGAGCAGACGTGGAGAAGTTTACAACCCTGCCTGGTGAGCGAGTTGTTCTTGAGCAAAGTTACCGTGTTCCTAAGGTTGTTCAAGGTGTAGCTAATACCATTGCTTCTCGTATTGGTAATCGAGTTGAGAAGAAGTGGAATCCTAGATCTGGTGCCGGCTGCGTTGACTACATTAGTGACATTTCACAAGTTGACTTGTCGAAAGGAACGTGGTTATTACTTGCTAGAAACGTTTTCCTGTTAAATGCACTTAACAACCATTGTCTAACTGCTGGATTCCTATTTGAGTCCACAATTGGATCTCCGATTAAAGGTGCTGCAGTTGAAGCAATAGTTGCGTGGGAAGACTTACGGAAAGGTAGTGCTATTTCAGTAACACGGGCTTTACGTGTCTACGACATGATGACGTCGAAGGTTGGCGTGGCACACGGTGGAAAGACTAAACTCGAACGAGAAGTGGAAAATCGGCAAGTTACCTTGGATGAACTCAAGAACGAATTTGGCCTTCTTACAGATAAGATCTGGCATGAAGCGCTCGACCGAATTCCTGAGATTGAACGTGAGTATTTTCTTGCAGCTTTGCGCTCCGGTGAGAAGATGCTTAAAGAGCCACGTATTAAGATCTCTACGATTCATGGTGTTAAGGGCGGTGAGGCAGAGAATGTACTGCTTCTTACTGACATGGCACAACGCACTTGGACGGAGTTCCACGATAACCCAGACGCAGAGCATCGTGTATGGTATGTAGCAGTTACTCGTGCAAAGGAGAGGTTGGTATTGGTTCAGCCTAAAACCTCAATGTTTTACGAAATATGAAAGAATTCTGCTACAACAAACTTTGTGTTCGCAATAAGGTTACTTGGGTTGCTGGTAATGCGATGCGAGAACAGAAAATACCACCCCTAATTACTAAAATCCCTCCACCTGTTGAAAACGTATTTAACGAGGATAAGATGGTGTTTCGCCACAAAATGGCAATAGCACCGCACGACTACACCAAGCACCCAGAATTTGTTCCAAGTGAGGATAATCTAAAGGTAATTACCTTTTGTGATGATTGCATGACTGCTATCTCATTAGGTCGGTTCACTCCTCATAAGTCCTAGGGCATTACGCGTTGAATCCTAGGTAAACAATGGATAAAACAGGATGATATTTTATGATAGTCAATATAGATAAATTCCCCCCGTTTAAACAAGTCATGGAGCCTTACAAGCACCAAAATGACTGTTTTCTAGAAACCCGAGACCTTCCTTACTACGCATTGTTCTGGGAGATGGGAACAGGCAAGACAAAGCCGTTGATCGATACCATTGCATGGTTGTTCCTTAATAGGCAAATCGACGGCGTGTTAATCATCTCGGATAAAGGAGCGTATCTGAACTGGGAACTAGCAGAGTTTCCTAAACACCTGCCTCCTGAACTAATGGAGCATACCCGCATTGCACGTTGGGCTGCTCACCTCAAAAAAGAAGATGCCAGGAACTTGGATCGCCTGTGCACCGCCTTGGATGATACTCTCGACATTGTGTCGATGAATGTTGAGTCCCTGTCAACCGAAAGAGCATTTGCCACTGCTAGGCGTTTTGTCGAAGCACACTATACCCTCATCATTGTGGATGAAGCAACTAGTATCAAGAATCCAACGGCAAAGAGAACGATTAACATACAGATACTTGGACGGCTTGCAGATTACAGAAGGATAGCTACTGGAACTCCAATTGCGAATGGTCCTATGGATCTCTACGCAATGGCACACTTTCTGGAACCAGGATTACTTGGGCATCGGTCGTTTACTTCTTATCGAGCACAATATGCTGTGATGAGGGAGATGATTCTCGGGACTAGACGATTTAAGGTAATTGCCGGTTACCAGAATCTCGATCACCTAACAGAGAAGATGCGAGGTTGGAGTTCACGCATTCTAAAAGAAGAGTGTTTGGATCTGCCTGACAGGGTCTTTGAGGTGGAGCATGTCGAAATGTCACCTGAGCAACGGCACGCTTACGATACCTTGAAAAACGAGGCGTTGATTACGTTGAATGAAGGGATGCTCACATCCACCAACGCCATGACAACTGTAGAGAAACTACATCAAATTTGTTGTGGTCACGCTAGGGATGACGATGGAAACCTACATCTCATTCCTAACAATCGCATAGATACCTTTAAGGATATTGTGGAGCGTGCCCGCAATAAGTTCCTGGTGTGGTGTAACTACCAGGTGGATGTAGAACTCGTTATGGCAGCATTAGAAGAGTTGTGGAAAGATACAGATTACTACGCTGTTCATTACTACGGAAAAACTACACAGGACCTAAGAACAACCCACCTGCAGAAGTTTGCCGATGATCCTAATTGTCGAGCGTTTGTTGGAACCGAATCTACCGGCGGTAAGGGATTAACCTTAACTCAAGCAGACCTCTCTATTTACTACTCAACGGGGTGGAATCTCGAGAAGCGATTACAGTCGCAAGATAGGAATCACCGAATTGGGCAAACACAAAAAGTAACCTACATCGACCTATGTTGCCCGGGGACAGTTGAGGCACGGATCTTGAAGTCTCACAAGGACAAGACAGAACTTGCGTCCGAGATCCTGGATACCGACAGACTGAGAGAACTCCTTAGTTGACTTTACGGGGTGGAGAAGCTGCTGCAACCTTACCCCTTGCAGTTTCAATCTCTGCCTTTACTTGATTCATTAAGCTGCCAACTCCATGGTCTGTTGCAGCCCTTGCGTGGCTATCAACGATGCTGGCTACGCGAGCCATTGCATTATCAGCCAAACTGCTAGTGGCGGCGTAAGCAACAGATGTTTGTTTTAACTTATTGTGCAAGTTAAGAAGGACAAACCCTGCTGCTCCCAAAATGCATAGACCGATTCCCATTCCAATTACTGCAACCCATAGCGGAATCTTTACCCGTGAATACCAAGAATCATCCTTCGAAGTAGTTGCTGCTGCAGATGTGTTTAGCCCAAGCTTGGTTTCGACGTGGTAAGGACTTTGCTTTTCCAACGCAATGGGTTGCGGATTGATAGTTACGTCCCCATCACCGGTAACATTCACATTTGCTGGCGGAACAACGACAGGAGCGGGCGGTGGAGTCCCGTCTACTACCTTTTCGACAGTCATGCCAATCCGCGTATTAAGCTCTTCTGCACTCTTAGTAGATCCACCCCGTTCCTTATTCTTCGGAACACCAATGCAACCAACAAGGAGTAATAAAGCAAGCAGGCAGTATGGTTTCATGTTACTTTTCGGCTTTCGCACGCCACAACTCAAGGTTAGAGATGCGGGTGTTATGTTGTTCTTGGATACGCTCAATGTTGGTTGCGTAATGGTTTAGCAGCCAACAGAGCAACCCAATTAGAAAGGTGGTTGCCCAAGCGGGGATTGACCCCATTGCGTTAGTTCTTGCAACTGTCATAGCTGTAAAAACGGCTCTGCAATATAACGGCGGATTTCAGTTTGAATTGGCGACAACGGCACAATCTCATAAAGGTTCCACCATTGGCCTTCATGGAAATAGAGAACAGGGGACTTAGATCGATGCTCTTGTGCTGGTGCAAAGTTTGAGCAATCTGAGTTACGCATCCGAAAATAACTTGGAAGACCGAAGGGAGCAGAAGCAACAACAGTCTGGCGTAATGGGTAACAGCCATAGGAAGCTGCATCATACTTTACTGTAAACTCCAGGTTGTAAGAAGCTTCGAATGTGGCAACTGTGTTTGGGAGTTGATCTCCCCACAACCAAACAAGCGGCGGTTGAACGTAAATCGAAATAACCTGCGGCTGCGCTGAAGCAAGCCAGCACCAAGACAAGAGAACCGCGATTAGTGTTTTCATTTCTTTTTGTTGGGATCAGCAACGACAAACTTCAATCCTTTGCCAATTACACGGCTTTTTCCGTTACTAGCATCCTTTTCCAGACAATCAATTACTTCGGCATTTGGGTATGCTGAAATAAGCGATTTAACGCTAGTATAGTTTTGCGGAGTAAGTAAGGTGCAGCAGCAGTAGTGTGTCGCAGGTGCTTTGCCACTTGGTGATAATGGAACTGTAAATGTCTTATCGCCCCCTTTTACATCCACAGATTGCTTAATTGCTGTGTTAGCCGCTGCAGAATCACTTGCTGGCACTACAACAAAGATGCGGTTCATAGGTTGTATTTGCTCATTAAGTAGTTCCTAACAGTAATCTCATCCGCAAGTGAAAGTGCCTCATCGAACACTAGCACTTCTGCAATGTAGCCTGACCAAGAGTATGACCCGTCAACTCGTGCACCAATAGACAGGTTACCAACCGTAGTTGGTGTTGCTACACCAAGTGTTGTATACAGACCACCTGCGTTTATTCGTGTTTGTATAGAGTTTACCCCGGAGTAATTTGATTTCGACATCCATAATTGCCAACCGCTAGAGTAAACAGCAGTAGTTGCATCACTACCACCATCCGGACCTAGCCATTGGCATCTAAGCCCATCCCCATCTTGTCGAAGTTCGCTAAGCTGAAAATCCAAAGTTAACGCCATTGCGTATGCTAATGACAGTGGTGATAGCACCACGAAGCAAGTAATGTCGTTTGAAGAAAATCCGTATGCTGGGTTCTGTAACGGCCACCAATCATCGACACCATCGAAAAACCATGCGGGCTTGCCATTAACTTGATTGGCGTAATAGATGGGTTGCTTAGCTACAGTAAGCTGCTGAACATTATTAGCGTAGCTTGTTAAATCAAGGACTCCTTCTGTCGGAAGTCCATCACCACCTGAACTAGCATCCGCACTTATCCACATTCGCAGACTAGCAATATCCAGCGGAGAAAACGGAATCCCCCCACTATCTGGATACGGGGTGTTACGAAGGGTAAGTGCTTGTCGCATTACTCTCATTAGACGCGGTAAGCAACGAGTGTGCCGCTGGTGAGTGTAACTGCCGTAAACCTGCCAAACAACGGAATACCCTTAGAAAGGGTCTTACCACTCAAACTACCTTGCAAGGTCCCATTAAGGTAGTGTGGGGTATTGTCATCGGTAGTAAGGGAACTAACAACAACATCGGTGAGTGGCATCAATACCATCCAATCGCCAGTTCTTGCACTGGTGTTGTCGATCCAATCAAAACCCCGCTGCCCCATGGAAACTGTCTCAAACAGCTCACGTGGCACTTTAATGTTTGCGCTCATAGTTATTTAACTGCTTCGCTAGGCCGCAGGAAATAACCTTGGCGGTTCTTTTCCATGACAGTTTCTTCCGTTCTCCGGAGAGACCCAGGATCTGTCATTTCCTGCAAATTCCAAAAAACAAGATAATCCAAAATTGGACGTATGTAAAACAAATTGATGAACGGGGTGTTGTCGCGGGCTAATTTTCCTGATTCCCCAAGTGCCTTATCCCACTCACCCCTTTTCATCATTGTCATTGTCGATGCTGCAGGATCAACCTGGCTGGCAATAGGACCTGCAAGCGCAGTTAATGCAGATTTGTATCCCCTGTCGTAATCATGAAAGAGCATATCCCCGAGAATACCAAGACCACCACCGCGGGCAGCAGCATCTGTAAGCGTTGTAGTATTGATTCCTCCCTCGGGGGTTGTCAGGGGCTTGGGCGTGCGTCCTTTAGTCGCATCCCGTATTACACCACTTAAGTAACCAGCAACAATAGTCATAGCGACAAGTTGCATGGTATTGAACTTACCCTTGTGGTCGTTCAATGCCCATTGGCCGAAGGTTTCAGATCCGCGACCGTATATCTCACGACCCATGATCTTGGTCAGGATCGTAGTGGGAAACGCCTTAAACATCATGACCATCCGAACTGCCTCACCTGCAGGAGTTCCCGGACGAGTTCCAAGAGTAGCGATGCGTTTCTCAGTGGCTCCTGGTGTTGGAATAGCGTAGTCTATACGATCTGAGAAGTAAGTGCGAAGTGAAAGTTCGAGTTCGTTACGCACCCTTTGGCGATTAGTGTTTGTGGGCTTAAGCTCACGTTCTTGCAAAAGAGTGTCAATGATTGGATCGGGAATTCTGGACACCTGATCTGGGCTAATTCTCTTGACATCAGACCCCTCTGGGATCCACGCAGTGGATCTAATGGCATCCCACTGAGATCGGGAGATATTATACAATGATAACACATTTCTTAATTCATCTGGTAATTCATCGTGGGTCAGAGTTGAGTGCTCCCCTAAATGCGCACTCATGAGTTCTGCCATAGTGGCCTTGTTGGTGTCGGTCCACCAGTTCATGAAGTTAACATCAAAGAGCTTCTGCTGCAACTTGTGCAAAGTCCCTGATACGCTAGAATGAGCTGTGTAACGAGAGATTGTGTTACCAATGATTCCTTCCATCGCAACGCCAGCAAGGCGAAGAAATTGCTTCTGATCCTCTGAGCGGGGGAACATGCCAGTAAGTTGTGCACCCCATCGTTCTATCCTGCCAATACCCTGGTAAGCAGCTTCCTGATTCATGAACACCTTATCAGAAAGCGCATTAATGAGTGTTCCACCCATCTTGGAAAGCACTTGGATCGAGCGAAGGATGTTAGCTGCTTTCGACAGTGTATAATTCTTCGGGATATCCACTCTACCAGAGACCACATCGAATGCAGCATCAATCTTCCAGGTATGAAGTGAGTCTGCATGTTCTGCGGCCTTAGGGCCAATACGAGCTTCTTCTTGAAGTTCCCTTACCAACTTATCCCAATTCTGACCTGCAGAAGGACCGAGGTTCTCCATCATTGCAATTGAACGTGAGCGATAGAAAATGTCGCTAAACACTTGGTCCTTCAAGTCCCTGATCCCGAATCTTTCATTGTAATTGAATGCGGATTCTGCGTCTTTGAAGTGTAAGACACGAGAAGAAGAAGCCTTACGAGACATGTCATCATGTAAGCCGCGAACATGCACGTCAGCTTCTGTAGCGTCAGGTCCATGGACACCGGTATACAGGGACTCATGGACGTTCCTCATGAAAAGGAGGGGATCTGCACCACGAAAGGTCTTTTCACGGTCAAGCAATGGGAGGACAAAGTTGCTCCATTCCTGAAATGAGCGTTTGCGGATTTCATCAGAGTTACCAGCGCCGCCCGCACGGCGTATCTGGTCCATGTCGTGCGTTTGCTTGACAGTATACCACGGAAGACGGTTAATGTAAGCACCTGCCATGTTTTGGCGACTTACCATTTCGTTTGTTAGATCAGAGAGAATCTTCGCGATCTTTACTGCCTCTTTGGATCCAGAGCGGCCTGGGGAGCCGCCGTCACGAAGTTCTCCCGTCTCGATGTAGATCTCCTTTGCGATCTTACCATCTCGAAAGGTCTTGAGCAGATCATCCTTCTCCAGTTCTGAAAGAAGACGTCCGATGTATTTACCATGCAACGCCTTCATCTGGTAGTCGATAGATCGACGGGCACCCTGGATGAGTTTCGAAGATCCCTCAAGTAATGCAAGAAGACCTTCACCAATGGTGGGGAAGCGTGAGACAAATGATTTTGCTTCCCGCCGTGCACGCATGTCCAAGAGCATGTTACGCTTGAGGATTTGCGCTGAGGTGTCCTGATCGAGTTTCATCTCGCCAGCGATCTCTCTGAGCGCATCATTGTAATTCATCGAACGTGATTCAGCACGTTGCTCCGCATAGCGACGCATCCGATCAAGGAGTTGTCCTGCTTCTTGCTCAGAGAGCGCTTCCTTAGAAGCACCAGATACTTTACCTTTGCATGGGTCTAGTGGCATTAGAGTTTCAGGTTAGTCAGACAGTTTACAGCTGCATCGATTCCGGCGGAAGTTCCCTTTGCAACCGTGTCGATTTCTTTGGAGGCGATTTTCACGGCTTCGGGTTCCATGAGTTGCTTCATCTTGTCGAGGATATCGGGATAAAGTGTGGTAACATCTGTAATAGCAGAAGAGATTTTGGAAGCAATATCCTTGGAGATTTTGCCAGATGACTCAAGTTCTGAAAGCGGTGTAGTTTGAAACTTCTTAAGAGCTTCGTAAGCAATTTTACCTTCATCCTCAGTTAAGCTACCGTATTCCAATCGCGACATAAAGTCGCTTATTCTATCCTCAAGACCAACACCTTCTAGTTCTGGATGCTTAATTTCACTTGCAATTTTCTTAAGTTCAGGGGTTTCTGGAAATGCTGAAAGAACTATAGGTGAAAGTCCCGCATCTTCCTTATTCAAGAAATATTGGAGTTTACTAAGTTTGCTATCAAACAAACCTTGCATACGTGGATCTTTTTCCCAATAAGGGTCACCCCAACCGTGAAACTCGTCCCATAAATCTGGATGCTGTGCTGTAAAGGCATTTTCTACTTCTACTTGCTTAGCAAGCATAAGACCCTGTAAGTCACTAAGAGTCATACTCGGCAATAATGTCTTCTCCACTACCTTCACCGGCTCTACATTCACTCCCTTCAGCAAGTCCATCGCCATAGACGTAGGAGTAATTCCCGCGGCTCCCGCAACTCTGCCGATAATGTCAATGAACGAGCGGCGGGACATATCGCCAGTAGATTTTTCCTTAGGAGTAGCGGAAGTTGGAGCTTCCTTGGGCTTCTCTTGCCCCAGCTTCTTTCCAACAATCTCCTTGAACTGCTCGATTTGCTTGGGAGTAACTAGATCTGTTTGCTTAGGTGTGAATGTCCCGAATGGCTTGTCTGGTAGGTGTTGAACAGGAAAGAACTTGCCAGATGGAGAGTCGGAGCCGGGGAAGAGTTTGTTGAATCCTTCCATCCGGGGCGTTGGGGCATGGGCATCTGGAATTAAACCAGCTTCATTTATTTCCCAAGCAGATAGTCCGCTAGCGTTGTAATGCTTCCCACCCAAGTCTACCTGCTCTCCCTCCTTACTAGTTGCTTTCTTAAGGATAGACGGGAGTTTCTCACCATACGCCTGCGCCATTCCCGCGGCTTGGGAGGGTGGAGTATAAAATGGAGTTCCAAGTTGCTGGTTTTCATCAACCATTCCATTGGCTTTATATGCCTCTAACTCATCTGCATCCCAAAAGTTACCAGTTTTCTCATCCTTATATGAAACATGACCCAGATGCCCCTGCGTGAGCATCGCGGTGCGTGGATCAGAGATGACCACGCCGTCGAGGCCCTCCCTCTTGGCCAGCTTCAGTGCCGCCTTCATCAGGATCTCGTCAGTGTGGTCGATGAGCGGCTGGACGCGTTCTTGGTATTCCTTGAGCTTCTGGTCGACGAAGGACTGAGCCTCCTTAGCAGTGTCGAAGGACTTATTGGCATCGTGTCCTTTCTCATCAAGGTAGTGGGCATCAAATCTTTCCCCTGGTGCGGAATCTATACTTCCTAATTCTTCGACATTGAAGCTCTGCCTCACATCGCTCTGTGCCTCGAACACGTGGAGCACGCGACGCCCGTCAGGGAGCGTGACGACGTGGGTCTCCATCCAGGCGAGCATGTCCTTCTTATTAGGAATTTCAGTGCGAGTATTCCACCTATCACCTTTACGTATTGTGCGTAGTTCGTAAAAATTATTCCACTGCTCCTTATTGCGCTGGGCTAATTGTTTCTCAGTCCCCTTCTTCCCTTGCATGAAGAGGTTTCCATTCTCTTTTACAAACAAGCCAGGACGGCCAATAAATTCATCCTCAACCATGGTGGGAGTAACAACAGACTTTGTTGAAAACACCCCCTCGTAGTGGCTGCTCCCCACGTGCACATCCTGGTCCGCCGCGAGGAATATGGTCCTGGGCTTCACCATCTTGTCGAAGGCGATGGGGACCGAGACATTTTGGGAGACATATTCTCCTCGAAGTTGATCCTCACTTCGGGGCGTTATTTTATCGGTTTTGCCGATAATATACGCTTTTTCGTTACTAAGTGTTCGAATATCTCGCCCGTTCCAGGCACTACGCACCACTTTTTCAATTTCATCTACAGTAGGTTTCTCACTTAATCCGTAATGGTCGAGATACGGTGGTCTACGGTATGCTCCTGTAGAATCAAAAATGTAGCCCTGAGTTTCCAGGTAATGCTGCGCTTGCTGATAAGGGGTATGAACTTGGTTATGCCCACTTTCATATTCCGCCACATTCAGCATGGGCTTGATCTCGGGTTGAATGATTGCAGCATCGACAAACTTTTGGAACGCCACTCGATCGATCATCTCGGTGGGTTTATACTGCTTCATGAACTCATCGATACCTGCCATCTTCAGCATTGCTTGTTCTGGGGCTGGAAGATTCTTCAACCGTGACATGATGACCCGTGGAGTGAAGCGATCTGGCTTGACATTGAAAGGTTGCTCCTTGGCAAGTTCTGCTTGGATAGCAGAATGGAACATCGTTTCCTTTTCTTGGTCACGAAGATACTTCACCCCAGCTTCAATCGCTTCCTTAATTGCGCGACCTGCCTTAATAGCCGCGATCACAGCATCAATTGCCCCGTTCCACAGGATCACTGGCATGCCCGTTACACCCTCGAGGGTATCTCCAGGTTTGATCTTAACTTTGAGTTTCTCTAGAGCATCTTCAATCTTAAGTTTCGATTCTGATTCTGGGGTATCAGAAATTTCCTCATCCAGTTCATCAGCAAGTTCCTTAATCTGCTGTGTAAGTTCAGTTTCTTGCTCCTTCATCGTGGAGTTCGATTTTTCCTTATCTTCGAATCCCCACTGTTTTGCTTGCTCTGGGGTAATGGTCTTACCCTCAGCAATCTGTTTCTCCATCTCTGCTCGATATTCCTTCTTAAAGCGACCTTCTTCATCCCATGACTGGCGTTCTTGCTCAAGAAGCGTGTTGATTCGATCCTCTTGCTCCTTAGCAATCATTGCTTGAATCTCAGGACGCTCGAAAAATGCAGCATCAGCTTTTTGTCTACGATACTGACGCACTGCATTTACCCCATGTGCGTCAGTGCCCATATTCGCTTTTGCGTCATCGAATATAAGGAGTTCTTCTGGGGTTAAAAAGTCTGGATCAATGTAAGTTAATTCTTCTGATGTAAATCGTTGACCTGGTCCTAATTGTTTACCGGTCATTGCTTCGAGGGCAGGGTCAAAACCGCTAATAAACCGCCCCTTGTTCGTAATAAAACCTAGATCTGCGTTAAGCCACTGCTCTAATGGGACATCTGCCACCCCATCAATCATTACGTGGAGCTGGCCAGGTTTACCACGAAGAATAGTTCCATCTGCAAGTTTCACCGCTACGGAAATTGGAACTTCTCCATACTTCTCCTTAATCGCCGCCTTGATCTCGTCCATGGGAATGGACTGAAGAATCCGCTCACGAGCAACCTGGGCGTCGAACTTGACCTTATCACGAATTACAGCTTCATCAATGCTTACAAGTTCCTGGACTCGTGGATCCCGCCCACTAAGAACATCATCCATTGCCTTCCTGAATGCTGCCTCATGAGTAGTTTGGTGTGCTTTAGCAAGTGTCCTTGCTGCAGCTGTCAGACCCATGTGAATCGCACCACCGAGAGCAGTTCCGGTAATAACGTTTACCAGGGACTCATCAACGGTGTAGTTGCCCTTAGAGCGAATCTCATTGATAACATGTGGGATTTCAGCAACCGCGTTACCCACAAATCCTTGTATCAAAGAATCAGCAAGTCCTGACTTGAATGTATGAGCAATCGCGGGGCCTTCCTCTGTTAAAATTGCCCGTGCTCCAAGAGATTCTGCAGTAATGAACCCGCGTGCAAGTCCTTGACGAACAACCCCTGCGCCAGCTAACGCCATCTTAGAAGCAGCTGCCTCACTGCCCACAACTGGCATAAAATTCATCGAGAAGTCAAGTGGGTTCAGCATCGATCCAAGCATGCCTGCACCCATTCCTGCAGCACCCCGTGCTGAAAACAGTCCCTTACGATTGCCCTCAGAAAGATAATACTGACGCTTGAGTTCTGCTGCTTTTCTCTCATTTAAGATACGAGCAGAATTCTCATCAATCTCTCCGTCGAATTTTAGAGTAGGAAGACCGTAAAGCTTATTCGCTTCATCCTTTTGCAACAACCTACCACCAGACGTGATCGATTGCTCCGTAATCTCCATGATCGAATTAAACATCGAATCATGAACGCCTTGATCGAACGAAGTAGATAGGAACTTAGACAACGGAACGTTGTCTGTAGAAACTTTACCAGTATCGTATCCAACCGGTGGTGAAAGTGCGTATGGCATTAGTATTGCGGTTTAATCAGTTTCGGGCCAGTGTCACGAAGACGTATTGGAGGATTTTCAAGGGAAGGACCCACGCGCTGAGATTCTTGTGCCTTACGGTTCCAATAACCACTGTTAGTTGGCCAGTGGGTCTGTTTATTGTAGATTCCACCCCAATACCATAATGTCTTGTCGAGAATCCCAGCAGAAGGAGAGAATTCCTGGAGTGGGTAAGTCTTGTTTGCAGTCTGCGGGCGACCTTTTGGATCTTCTACGGTCTTTGTAATAAGTTTCGACTTTGTTGGATCGAGTTCAAACACCAATGAGGGATCCCTAAATACAGGAAGGTCTTCAAGTCGAATCATAAGTGCACGACCTTGCTTATCACGCACCTCAAACGGAATGCCGCTATCACCAGTTGTGTAAAGAATCATTGCTTGCCCGTCCTGGGTAGGATGAAAGAATCCAGAACGAGTAATATGATCGCGTAGTGCCTGAAGCCGATCGATATTGTCCTCTTTGGGATTAATCCCGGCAAACACAGGAAATTTGCTTTGATCTAACGACCGCGGATCAACATCCTTCAAAGCAACAGCAAGCCGACGACCTACATCAGCAATTTCATCATCTGTCCGTGGGGGCTTACCTGGTTGCTCCCTTACAATGAACATCGGGCGTCCGTTCATCGTGGTTTGACCCATAGTAGAATCAAGCAGATGCTTAATTGATTGCCGCACTGCATCCTTCATTCCCATACCCTGAGAACTAGAGAAGTAATTAGCGTAAGTCATGATGCCCTGGCGAAATCCCTCAATCTGATCAGCATTGGCAGGATTTACACCAATCTGTGACTTCTTAAATGCAATCCAAGTTGGATCACCATCGAGTTCTTTTCCAAGAGCACCTTTACGCTCGTCAGTAAGACTATGAATCGCCTTTTCATCTTGAAGTGAGGCAAGAAACGTTTGCACCCACCATTGATCTTTGTTCTGCCATGCAAGACGATACTCTTGACGAATGCCGCCGGGGTCGCGAGCAAGGTCGTTAAAGGCAATATCCTGATTGTCGTGGCCAGGATAGGTGGCAAGAACTTGCTCAATCTTCTTAAGTGCTTCTTGTGGAGTCCCCTGGTTAATAAAGTCACGGTTCTTACGAAGCTCTGCCCCAGACATGAGTTTACGTGCAAGTATCGGAGCACCAAGATACATCTCCGCATCCTTTGCACCTTCGGGTGCAACACCCTGGAATTTAAGGATTGTCGCAGCTCTTCGTGTCAACGCAGCAACCTTCCCCTCACCCGTTGCGCTATCGGCAATCTTCATTGCCTCAGTAACTTCAGGGTTGTATTGACTCAAATAGGCAACAGGGTCTTGTGCCTGAAGTTGCTGAACTGCAATCAACTTTTCACGAAGAAGATTATACTTCAAGTCGTCTTCTTTACTGTTAATCTTGCCACCAAGTGCATTCACCTCTGCGGTCTGGTGTTGAGCAGCTTTTGGCGCAAGTTCAGAAAACTTCTTGTTCACATCACCGTAGATGCGAAACTTCATATCATCATCCGCCTTCAACCGCTTTGAAGTATCATCATCGTAAAACCGCTGATATTCCGCAAGAGATAATGGCGTGCTACGTTTACCATCTCTAGCCTGAATAATCGCATCCTCACGCGACTTATTGAATTCATCACGACCAGCAGATTTTGCGATATTGTCTGCTGCTTCGATCTTATTGAGCAAGATTGCCTTTGCAGTCTCCTCAAGATCAGTGGAGTCAGTAACAATGGATTTTGCCATTGCGGGTTCATGAGAAGCGATTCCCATTGCAAACTCAGCATCCACAAATGCTCCCATCTTACGACGCAAGGTCGGATCGAGGTTTCCGTAAATCTTTTCAACCCTATTGCGAATCTCCAAGTGTGCCCCAAGGACTTCATCCATAGAGTTAACATTAGGCACCAATAGGGAATTCCTAAATGTCTCTAGGGCAAGCGATGTTTGACTTATGATACTGTCCTTAGTATTTTCCAACCTGGTCCGTTCAGAAGTCAAAAGAGCTGAATGATGACGACCTTCGATAAAGGATTGCATCTCACGACGAAATGCGGCACCAGTCCGCTTTGACGGAGCGTTATCCTCATATTCCTTTATCCGAGAGTCCGCATACACCTTAAACTTTTGTGCGTAATCCTCAGTGGAGTTGTTTTCAGTTGACGCTTGCCATTCGTTAAGGTGACTTTTTTCAGCGTGTAATGCGTCACCAAGCCAACGTTCCTCATCTTCTGCCTTACGGCGACGTTCAAGGTCTGAAACGGCACCAGCAAGATTTTCTAACCCAGCAGACGCTACGTTAAGTGAGCGTGAAACATTAGAGGTATCCGGAGCAAATTGAGATTCACTTGCTCCACCGCTAAAGTAAGGAGCATTTAGTTTTGCATCCGCAAGAATTGTAGGAACGCGAGGCATATCAAAGTGTTGGGTTATCTCGTATCTTCAAGTAGTTGCCATAGTTAGAAGAAAACTGACCTGCACCAGCAAGAATACTTGAACCTGCGTTTATGAGACCAGTTGTTCGTGCCTGATCACCCTGTGCTGCAAACAAACCAGCTCGCGCCTGCCTGTCACGTGTCGCAATAGCTCCCGCATATTTTGTAGCAAGCAGATCCAAATTGCCTTCGATCTCCGAATCATACATCACGTCATCAACCGTTCCAGATATGTCAACCCCGGATTTGGCAAATGCAACCCGTTGCTTACCACGCATGATAACGTTGCGCTTACGGATACGTTCTGCTTCAAACTGAGAGTTCTGCGTAGCAATTTGTGCATTGTTACGTTCAACAGCTGCATTATACTTAGCAGCACCTTCTTGCGCATTTGCTTGTTGAACAGAAGAGTAAACACCAGCAGCTGTAGCTGCAACTGATGTTACAATGCCCGCAATTGCTAATCCTATGGCCGTAATCATACGTTCTTGGTGTAAATCGTCTCTAACCGATTAAACCCGTTTTGTAGGTAATAGTCTGCCATTCGTTGTGGATGTATGCCTTCCATGTGAGCAACGTGAATTGCAGATACCCCAACATCTGTTGCCCAATTACAAAAGATGTTAAACAGGCGAAAACCACCTAATCCGCCACGTGCTTCGGGTATTACATACCAAAATGTTTCAATAGCGATAGGAATGCCAGTAAACGGCATCTGGGCAATCATACCACAAATTGCCCCTACTAGTTTTCCATCATCCTCAAGAACCCACAAACCAAGTGCCCCGTTATCATGAGCAAATGTAAGCGCTGCCTTTGTGTGAGCAAAATTAAGGGTTCCAGTTAGCTTTGCTTCATTAAAGAACTTGTTAGCCAGGGACTCGAGTCCATCCCAATCAAGCGACCTAATATCTGTTATGCGCTTGATAATCATTGCTGTTCCTCCACCTTGAGTTCAGGCGCAAGCAACAAGATTGTTAGCGGTTCTGGACGATCTTGCTTAATCCAAAAGGTCCCATCGAAATTGTAGCCCTGCTCCAGGAGGAATTTCACATCTCCAGTGAAAAGAAGCGGAACGGTATTTTCATCGCACTGCTTCTCCTGATAGTCGCTGTCAGTAGACGAATGCTTAAACCGCAAGGTGTTCAGGACGCGAATACCAACACGGCTAGTCCGTTTCGTCTTAACTTGTGAAGTGCCAATAATGCCGCCACCCTCAATTGGAAGAATCTTCAGTTTCGACTCATACTTCAACCCAACAGTAACAACTGTTGCAGCAGAGGCGAGTGTAATCTTGCCACTTGCCACAGTCATATCACCCTGATCAATGCCATCTGCAAGAACTTGAACAGTGGATCCTTCGAGGTAATCCAACCCCTCAAATACTGTTCTCGAAGAAAGAGAGAATGTAGAACCCGCATCTACAAAGAACATCGGGCTTTTATCTGATGAACTACTAGGTGTAAATAAACCCCCGATGACCTCAATGTAGCGCCTAGTGACACCATTTATGGTCCGTTTGACGATCAAATAAATATCGTCTGCCTTGCCAGAAGTTGTTGGCAATATGCACATGGACTCTACTACCCCGCTACCACCAATTATCTGACGTGCCCATGCAAGAATCTCCTGGTCCTTTTCGTAAGTAAGAGATGCCATTGTGCCAGAATTCATCACTAGCCAGTAAAGGCTAATTGGGTCCTTCTGGTAATCAGAATACAGCGGTTGCAATCCATCACGCAGGATGTGTTCAGACAAGATTGACACATCCCTAGCTGTAAATGCGTCAAGCTCATAGTTATACATGAGCTCACGAGTTTTTGTGCCTCCGCGATTTACGAACAAAGTAGCAGAACCAATCCGCTGAGGTCTAACAGTAGGAAGAGAGCCATACGCAGTTTGTGGAGTAACTACAAAGTTGGTTGGGGTAATCGGTTCTTGAATAGAAGATGCTGCTCTTGCTTGCCATTCCTGCCCAAATCCACCAAGCAGTAACGTAGGCCCAGAACTAGCCCATTCGATTGGACTTACCTCACCAGAGACAATTGTATGTGTGATGGAATTAGAATCAGTTACCGTTGAATCTAGTTCCGTAGGCGCCATGTTCTCGAAGTCAGCTGGAACAGATCCCCAAATGTTATGGGGTTCTGCGTCTGTCCTAAAGAAGTAAAGACGTTGCTCGTGGAAGCAACAAACAGCTGGGTAGCCTGGACCGTCACTATTTGATCCACGAGCGGCCCAAGCTCCCATCCTCCAAGAATTAGTGCAACCCCCGTTTGCAATGTTCAGCGCGTTATGAGGATCAAGCGGAATGTCCTCATAAAGAGCGACTGTTACTTGGTTAGTGCCAGTGTATGCAGTAATTTTGCCCCAAGTAACACGACCTGAGTAATCAAGTCGGATCAAACGACCAACATCATCAGAACGAAAAGCTGGAAATGCAGCACCTCGGCGATAGGACTTCAAAGTAGCAGTTCTTGATTCTGAATAGGGGTTGTTCATCCGAGTGTTGAAGTTCGTACACTCGGCAAGAATGCCACCAGCAAGATTCGCAACAGCACCACTATCCACTGAAGGAACGGAACTAATTCTCTGCCAGTGAAAAACTGTGGAAGTTGAAGTATTTGGGTATCTTACATATTTGCCAATGTCGTTGTGCCCAAACACCCCGGTATATTGTGCAGTTATCTTAGTTGCGGGCGACGCGTCTGGGTTATTCCGTATCTTCGGGTCAAGAGCATTGCGGGCTGCGTAAGATGCCTGAATTGCCCCTTGAAAGGTGAACTTGTATTTGGCGCGAAACTTAACTGCCTCATCAATGTGCTGCAGAATGTTATCAAGCACCGTAACTGTAACAATTGTCGTATCAGATGCATCCCTAGCTGTAATCAAACCAACCCGCCACTGGTCATCTAACCGAAATTCAACGTAAGTCCCAACATCGCCAGCAGCAAATACACCATCGCTTTTAAGTTTAATGGTATGGGAGTAACTAGACAATTCCATTACGACGTCCAGGAACTTGTCGCCATCTTCTGTTGAGAACGTATTTACTTGTGGAGCAAGCGAGTTTTTAGGAAGATACGGACCATCCTTAAAGAAAGGAGTAGCAAGTTGCCACACATCATCCGCACGACGCATCAACCGACGAGGATAATAACTGCGGTGGCAAATCCACATGAAATCAGCAGATTGAGCCACATATAGGTTTGGAACGTCAGCTTCTAAGTATGGAGTTGCAATCTCGAAAATGCGGTGTTTAATTGTGATCGTTCCGCCAGTAGTTCCTGAGTGAGTGCTATTGGCAAGGGTAACAACATCGTGATTCTGAACTGACTTGATTCGCCAGGTGCCGTTCAAGGCCATTGTGCCTGTATTGCCTGCGATTTCAACCGTATCACCTACCTTGGGAAATGGGACATATATTCCATCATTGTTAAATGTCCCCGTTGATGCTGAACCCTGCAAATCAAAAGTAGTATCTGAGATTCTTGTAATTGTCCACTCGCCAGCACTATTAGGATCTGGCCCTGGAGTAAACCCAGGAAGATATACCTTATCACCAGTTTGAAGATTGTGTTTGTTAAGTGTAGTGACCCGAATCAATCCCGCACCGTTGTTTGCTGTGCTACCAACAATGTTCTTAGGAGTAAATGAACCTTGAACGCCGAACGCACCTGTTGCAGTAGATCCGACAAGATCAAAATGAGTAGTGTCCACATACTCAATTGTCCAAGTTCCCCAAGCATTAGGCTCCAGTGGGTTCCAGATGAACACCTGATCACCGGTAACTAATCGATGAACTACAGAAGTAGCAATGCGGATTAATCCAAATCCGTTATTAGCAGACCCTGCAATTGCTTGCTCACCCGAATTTACAAATGTAACCTTTATGCTGCCAGCATTACTAGCAATCGCAGTTACTGAACTTGCCACCGAATCCAGGATGTATGCACGGTTCTTAAGGATGCGCAAGGTCTGATCCCCGAACTCCAAAGCGTAGGCCTGCGTGTCTGCGAATTCAAACTTACGAAATTGTGACTTCTTAGAAGAATTCTTTAATTCAGCTACGTGGGCAGAACCACCACGGCGTTCCAATCCTCCTTGTGATCGTGGAAAGAAGTTCTCTATAATCGCAGCACCATTCTGATAACGTGCTACATCAACGCGGCCAAACATCTGAGGAGACAACTCCCCAGATGTAAAATTCGTTTGGATTGTATGTGCCTTACTCATCGATTAGCACGGCTCCAACTTCCACCGCCAGAAGAGTATCTCGCCAGTTCCCGCTCATCTGCTGAAAACTCCTTGCGAGAAGCTTCTGTAGAATCCACAAACTTGGCACGACCAAGAACGCGCTCAAACTGTTCCCAAATCTCCATTTTCAACTTGTTGGATTCAGTAATCGCATAACAAGCAGACCAGGCCAGGTTCAAGGATAACGCTTCAAAGAAAAGCGGATCTGCAAGTGAATAGTCAGTCGCTCCGTCAAACTGATCCTTCAGATACTTGATCTTCAGACCTTGCTCATCAGTAACGATGTATTGCCCCTCAATCTCGAAGATTGGATCATCCTCAGCACTAATGATTCGAACACAGTTAGTTGGCAGAGGAAGTTTGAACTGGTAGCCGTAAGCAGGTGCAAGACCTACTTGGCCGCCAGACACGTAAGTGTTGGTAAATGTGCTTGCTTGTAGATCAAACGTGTCGTTGGTAATTTTGGTAATCGTCCAAGATCCAACTGCCTCCTGAGTGCCAGAAACTCCAACAATTGTAACGTAGTCGCCAGTGATAAAACCGTGAGCAACTGCAGTTACACGAATAAGACCCGATCCGTTATCCGCACAACCAGTAATTGTCTTCAGTGTAAGTGAAGCACGATCAATGGCAAAGTTCCAAGGGAACAGACGTAAAACCGCTCGCCGACAAACATCCACAGAATTACGAAACAACTTACCAGGCTTACTCGTGTCAGTTGCTGCGTCAGTCATCAACGGAGGACCACCACCAAGGTGTTGAAGAGCCTGGTTGAACAACAATGTAAGATTCTGTGTCATATCGCAAAAGGTGGTGGGCTCATCGCTGAACCCACCACCAGTCCACTACAACCAACCCACTCCGAAGAGGTTAGTCCACCACGTATTGGATCCAGCCAGACAGCGTTTGAGCCGCCATCGCCGCCGCAGCAGTGGTAACCGTGACGTAAAGCTGCTTCTCAGTCTCGTAAAGAGATTTCAAAGCAACAGTCGCCGCAAGAGCTACCTGAGCTGTGGTTGTGATGGCAGCCGCTGCCTTCAGAATCGCGGTGTCGTCAGCCACGGACAAAGCTGCATCGAGGTATCCAGACCCGTCCTTGGCCATAAGACCGAAGGCCAGAGTCGCAGACCCAGTCGTTGCAGAAACTTGAGCGACACCAGAGATGATGCGAGCGCCTTTGGGGAGCTCACACAAAGCAGTGTCGTCACCGGCCGCCTCAGTTGTGTAGACACGCGTGAACATCGAAATGCGCATGCGGCCTTCATACTTGTTGGGCGAGAGAGGAGCGTAGTTGGGGGGACGCCCCGCAGCTAGCTCTGTGCTGTAATTGTCAATTGTCGTTGCCATAGTGTTAGTTAGTTGACCGCAACCCCACCGTTATTCGTGATGGAGGTATTAAGATCCTGCATCATGGTCAACTTTTGGGCAGCTGTTGAGTTCCACATGAATCGGTAAATTTCGTCGGGGAACGATTTAACGGTCGGATTCCTCACAAACGTATTATCACCGACACTCCCAGCCTGCCTTGCTTGACCTGCAGGTAACTCACGAAGGATAACAATGTAGTCGGGCATAACCTTAAACGGTTTCGTCGCAGTTGACCTTAACGACCTTTTCCTCCCACATACGGGTGCTGTTGAAGGAACCCTTGACGTAGACCTGGATCGAATTGCGCTTGTCGCGCCGGGGACCCACATCAACGTTGATTTCATCAGCAACGGCCAGGAGCAAACCTTCTTTCTCCCATGCAATGCATGAGCGAATGCTGGAAGCAACCGGAAGCCGGTTCAACATGATGAACTTGAAACCCATGTAGGTGTCAATCTTTCCATCAACAAGAGCGCGAACGTTGTTGTAATCAGCGCTAGTCACTTGCGGGTCACGCAAGAGAGCTTGTTTCTGGGAAGGATCAACTGCGATACACAAGTCATACGCTCCACCGAGCATTGCCTCTTCATCAAGCGCTTCCGCTTTCTCGAGGAGATAACGCACACGACGCAACTTCGCAACCGTAAGGTTGGAGTTGGCGGCCGTACCGGTTTCAACGTAGTTCGTCGCAACTGTGGACGAAGCGGTCACACCAGCACCAAAAGCCACAGTAGTGCTTCCAGTCTTACCAGTGTAGGCCGTTCCAAACGCAGCCTCAATGATCACGTCGTCAATCTTACGAGACAGCGCAGAAACTGCGTTGCGGGTGTAAGCGGACGTAGGATCAATGAGCATGCGCAACTTGTCCTTGTTGTCGATCATGTCCGCCCAATCGAAATCGCGAAGCGCTACGCGCCTGCGATCATGTGGCGTGGAGATGAGCGGAGTATCCCCATGCCGAGTCAGAACTTCTTGAGCATCAGTCGGCCCAATGCGATCGTAAAAATCAAACTCAGCGTTCTGCGACTCTACGCGGACGTAAGGACGCAAGCGCGAAACGCGCTGCTGAAATTTGATGGTGACATTCGCCTTGTAGGACTGGACCAATGCTGTATCAACCTGAAAACTCATAGCAAATAGTGTCAGAACTATCGGCGGTCAGGTTACCCTTTCGGACCCTTCCTAGTGAGACCACTCACTTGGGTGCTGTGTCTTTCCCACAGCTCCAGTCAGACCTGACGTATCAGGTTGTCCAACATCTACACCTTAACACGACTTGAATGAAAGTAAACTGGATAATTATTCAGACTTGCCGCTGTAAGCAAGCTTGAAGGTATGCTCCCACCGAGCAAGTGCGTCCTTGTGGCCGGGGTGAGAACGATCCTGAAGAATCTTCTGAAACTCAGCATCGCCAGACAAACGAGAAACCTCTTGTTTGGCCGCAGTCGCGTTAGAAACAAACCCAGGACCACTACCACTACCACGAGAAGTATCTTCAGACATTGCCTTGCCCACCTTCATAAGGGCACGAATCATCTCAGGGTGATCTCCCAATTTCGATGTGTTCAGGAATTCAATCAACTCAGGAGACCCGAATTGACGAACAACGCTACGGGCCAAATCCACGCCTTCGTCATACTTGTCACCAAGTTCAGTTCGCAGTTTATTAACTGCAGCAGCATGTTCAGCTTCTTGCCGCTGCATTTCAGCCTGCGATTGGGAAGCCAGGGACTCTGCGTAGTATTTCATCACCGCTTCAGCCTGCTTCGGTAACAGACCGCTCTTGTGGAATACCTCACGAGCCTTGGCAAACTTCTCCTCATCCAACTTCAGGCCATTTGGGAGTTGAACGCCATCAGGAAACTTGTAAGCATCCGGTTTCTCAGGACGACCAAGTTGCGAAAACAAACCATCCCATTCCTTCTCACCCCAATTCTGTTGTGGGGCAGGAATACGATTCTGCCCAATCAACTTCTGAGCATTAACGTAACTCTTAGCAAGAGCAGGACCGGCTTCGGACCAATCCTTACCTTGAATTTGTGCAAGTGACGCTTCATTACGAAGGTCTTCGGGAACATGTTGTAACCATTCAGCTGGCATCGTGGGTTTCCTCTATTAGTTGTTGCAGCTCATCAAAATCCTTGCATGACATGCGCAGGATCGTAAGGGCAAGCCGCCGTTCTCCCTCACGTATTAAAGTCAAATCTCTATCCGCCTTTGAGTAAGTGCTTTTATGCACTCGCCCCATCTTGATAATATGCCTCAAAACCTCTCTACCTTCAGGAGAAGAAAACACTAATCGATACCGCTCCCGAGTCTTAAAGAAGCCAGTTGTCTTTCCAAGTATAGACGAAGAAGCGTGGGATATCCCACGCATGAACTTGTCTAGTCTTGAATCGAGTGCACTCATCCGAGATTCATCCCCTTAGATTGTGCTTCTGCAACATTCTTCAATGCCTTAGTTGCAGGCTCCGCAGCTGCAGAAATCTGAGCAAGTTGTTCCATCTGCTTACGGTCATTCCTAATTGCCTCAACGTCCTCAGAGGAACGAAGGATAGTCTGGGTGATCGAACGGTATTCTGCCTGTTTCTTAGCAAACATATCCCAGTCGATGTAGTCCAGAACTTCAGGTTTCACTGCACCGACAGAAATCATTTCCTGCACATACCGGGCAGATTCATTGGCCTTAATGGCCATTTGCGCTCTTGCTGCAGGAGACACATACACTACGTTAAGTCTCTTCTTTTGCAGGCTAGGCGGAGCGGGAGGAAAATGGTTATGCTGATGAAGGAGTTGATAACTCCGACTCAGAAGTGGTCCCAATTGTTCCCCATGGATGCGACCTAGATTAGGACTAAGAAGACCCAACTTCTCATTACGGCGATCTGCCACCTCGAAGGCAGTCATCTCCTTGTTTTCCTTCTCCATGCGCAACCAATCAGCGTGGAAGCATTTGCGGATTTGCTCACGCTTCTGGTCTGCTTTCTCTTCCGCCCATGGAAGATTCCCCTTAAATTGCATGGCTTCCGGCATCTCAGTGCCAGGTTCCTTCCAGATGATTGATCCCGGGGCTGTGCTAATCGGAGAACTGAATCCCTCGTCATCCATGATGATAGGGGGGTCGGTTTGCTTCTGGCCGGCACGAATGATCGTGCGCTCCATGGCATTAAGCATCAGGATATCTGGCAAACAGGTAGACGCAGGACTTTCACCATAAGCCTGGCCTGCAAGCTTCTCCCACCTTCCAGGATGGTAAGGCAAACTGTCATACCCACGCTCTTCAATCATCTCCTTCGTATCCACGCAAACCCAGTAAGACCCAAACGCCTTATTCTTACTGGACATATTGCCGGGTACCCGATTCTTACGTGGACCCACCCAATGAATAATCTCGAACTTGAAGTTCTGATCCTTTTTCTCGCTTACCTTCGGTGGGAGAGATTCAAACTCCTGCATGAGCTGTCGTTTATCCCACATAATCCTCCGGACAACAGTGTCTACCATCCCATCACTGTCTTCCTTGAGGTAAATGTCTGCCATCGGAAACGACTTGTAAATCAAACCACCCTTCGACACCTTGTATTCCTGGTATGGAGTGCTCGTTCCAAAAGCCGCAATGTCAAGGAAGCATTCGTGCATACACGTATGAAACCCAGACAATGGCCTGTTCATCTGCCCATAGATGATATCCGAAACAACCTCAAGCCATGCAAGTGCATCCTCATCATACTGATCTGGGGAGAACCCAGTTACACATAATGAAAACCACCTTTCCGAAGGCGATGTGAGGTAGGAGTGGAGACCAGCTGCTAGTTCCTTGCACGAGTCGATCGCGGTAGAGTCATAAGCGTTAGTTGTCCTTACGTCACCCGGGTTTGTCTGCTGATTGAAGTCCTGCGTTGCCGGCCGAACCAATTCACGAATATCCTGCCAAACAGAATCGCGAGTTGAGCGTTCTGACTTGAGGTATTCTGTTTCCTTGATTACGTCGTTGGCAGTCATTGGCCTAAAAGAGTCTTACCGGCTGTTACGTCAGGTGGACCCACTCCACCAGTCAAAATTGTCGAACTAAACCCAAGAGCGCGCTTCCTCTGCTGCGCCTGATAATTCTTTGCCGCTGCATCAGCCGCGGTGGCTGGGACAGGTGGCGGCGGAGGGGTTGGGGGTTTTGGCATGCCACCCTTGAAGAAGCACGTGACCCCTGCAATCTGCTGGTGTAAGTAGGCTCTCATGACGTATTACATCCTCTCGAGGGTGAAACTGCAGTATGTTGGCACGTTCCCAAGAGTAGAAGGGAAGTGGGATCGGCTCGAATTTGAAAGCCACAGAAGGATCGCCACAAAGGAGGTAGATATGCCAGCAATCACAATACCCACGAAACACATGAGAAGGATCAACAATAAACTCCCTTCTAGCGTGGGAGTCAATTGGCCGAGCGAGCAGGAGTATATCAGGACGGCTAAGAACCCAGCCGTTAGCGACATGATGCACAATGTCTTCATCCAACGTGCGTGGGCAATCTTCAGTCCTGTAAACTTCTTTTGCAAGCTCATAGGGCGATTTACGGGCGTGGGAAGCCGTTTTCATAACGTTCTTCCTCTGCAGAAATGGACGTCTCCTGGCCAATTCCATTTGACTCAGGAGACGGAGGGGCGTCGCCAGGCACGGACGTCGCTTCCTCAACGGCAGGCGTCGCGGTGGATGAGTCCGCATCGGTGGATGAGTCCGCGCCTGCCGTATCAACGGCGATCGGAACCGCCGGAAATTCTTCTACATCCACCGGAATTTTTCGTTTAGCCATAGTAGTATCACTATAGGCCCAGTTATACTATCCGTAAACTGGATAATTAATACCGGCCTAAATAGCGGTGATCATCCATCGTTGTCTTCTGTCGTTCCTTCCTCTCACCCATCATCACCTTCTTCCTTCCAATTGCATACATACCAAAGGCATCTGCGTCATGACTTGCCCAATCATGTAGCGGCGTTGACCTAAACGACTTATTCTTCTCATCCCATTCCTTACGATATGACTTCAGTGCCTGCACGCCCCTGTCTGTCCTCGACTCATCAAACCAACACAATGGCAATATCTGCCTAGTCGATTCAATCCGATCCTCAACCTCGTGCTTGTGAACAACAGTAAACTTGAGCCCCAGGGACTTAGCGGTCTCCCAACGTGACTTTCCAGTCCCTAATTCCCTTACCTCAATATCATTAGGAGCATAATGCCTCCCATAGGTATACTCCGCCATCCGCTCATATCCCTCTACCTGGCCACGCAACAATCGCACATAGTGACTCAATCCCTCACCGCTCTTCTTAATGTGATCAATCACCCGCACTTCGTTCCCGTATTCTTGCATGAACCAAATTACCGTCTCATCATCCATGCCCAAATCCCAACTTGTATGCACCGGCAATCTCGGCTCCCAATCAACCTTCCCAATGCGATGTAGGCTATCCAACCTTGCCATCTGGGGACCATAATATGCACCCACGAGAGGAGCATCTGCCGAGCAGAAGAACTCTTGCTGGATCATTTCCTCCGGCATCCCTGCATCACGCTCATCCTGAATCTGTGCATCACTAATTACTGGCGTCCCATCATCTCTCTTCGTCCCACTACTTCCAGCCACTAACACCTGGTGAAACCACTTTGGGTTCCCCTCCGCCATCCTCAACATGTTATACCCATGGTTCTTTCCACGCATCGTGTAAATGAACAATGCCCATCCACCATTCTCAGCCAAGATTGGTCGCAAATAATCCCATGCACCTGGGTCCTGAAGGCTATACTCAGAGAAGATACACCCTACTGGGTTTGTGCCTACTAGCGAATCAATGTCATCCGTTCCAATCACCTGGTATCTCGCCCCATTAATGAAGTCGATACTCATCTCCGTCTTGTTCTTCGACTGCACGATCTCAGGTGGAAAGTGATCGATGAACTTCCTCCCCTCCTTAGTAAAGCCGTTCCATACAATCGCACGCCCTTGTTTGTAGGTAGGTAGCAAGTGCCAATACAACCCCGGGCGCTCAAAGATCTTTGTCGCGACAATGTTAATCGCCATTACATCCTTACCAGCGCGACGATGCCATACTGCAACTGCCCTCTTCCCAGATTCACCCTCAGGTATCGCTGGTTCCCCTATCTTCGTCTCCATGTAGTTCCATAGCAACGACTGGTAGGAGCGGGGCTTAAAGTTATAGGGGAGTGTTACCTTCATACTTGCATTCCAATCCAGGTTTTTTCACCACCAGCCGGTGGCACCGGGATAAGTAAATCGCAATGCCTTGACTCACAGGTAAGAGACTTCATCGTGTGGTCATCTGCCACTCTTTGCTTTACTATCTCCATCCATTCCTTTAGGTCTTGCTCAGATGGTCTTGCGGGGACCTCAACGGGTCTTTTGACCAAACCGCAAGCCTTACAGTGATAATATATCGTGATCATGATTTAGTTACTTCTACCTCAATCGAGTTATCCTTCTCAAATTTCAACGGCTTTCTAATCACTTCCTCACCAGTTGAGAACTTCATCACTACTAGTGTAAGCTCCTGGTCTACCTTCCCACTGTGTTCCATTGCACGCAACTTGGGCATCCTGTATTGCATCAGTTCCAACCAATAAGCAGTCCGCTCCTTGGGTGTCAATTGATACTCTCCATTCTCATTCGGCATCAACAACTTCACCACTTCCTCTGCGGGCTCCACACCATACTTCTTCAATATGTTATCCAGGCCTAAGCGTAACTCCGCAGGGTTTAACTTCTTAGCATCACTCATCACTGCTACCTGACCTTGTAGCAATTCCACCTGCTTCTTCAGGGCAATGACTTCAATGCTATCAGGGACTTGCCCTGCTGCTTGCGCCTGCATCCTTGCTCGTATGTCTTCTACAGAAGGAACGACAGTTCTGTTTTTCGCCATACAGGGACTCTATAGTATATGCGAAAAAAAGAAAACAGAGAAATTTCTTCCCCGCATATCCGGGATTTGAACTTGCAGGTATTAATAGGTATTAACGGGTA